TGATATGAGACCAATTGACACCTTTCTTTGGATATGCACCTACAGCTACGTCTTTATCATGCATCCAAAGTTTTAACACATCATCTACTTGGAATTCAATATCAGCATCAATAAACATTAAATGTGTATAATCTGAATTCAAGAAATATGCAAGCAATACATTTCTTGCTCTTGTTACTAATGATTCGTTTGCTATTGTACCAAACGCTAGAGGAATCTTATGACCATTAAAAAATGTCATAAGTTTTATTGTTGATCTAAAATATGGTTCTGTTAATGCTCCACCATAACAAGGTGTTGCTATAAAAAACTTGCTCTTACGAATCTCGTTTAGATCAAGTTGGACTTGCTTTTTTTCGACTGGCATAATGACTCCATAAAAAATTATAATGCTTCAATTTCAAATGTTCTGTACTTGAACGAAGCTGTTCCTATAAAAAAATCTACTGCACCACTAGTAATATCAAAATCTAGCGCTTCTACTGCTATTGGAAATAAATCCTTAAAAATAATATTAGTCTTAGGATTATTAGACGAATCTAATATAGTTAAAGTTCCATCTGAATATGCAGCTGGTTCACTATTACCATCTATTGTACTCATAAATGGAAATCTATTCAACCGTTCTCCAACAAAACCTGAATACTGTTGATAATCATTTGGAAATCCTAAAGCAATCAACCATTCTAATAACTCTTTATAGTTTACCATATCCTCAGCAATAAGAAAACGGATATTAAACTCAGCATAGTTAAGTTTATCACCAATTCTAGGAAGGTCAACAAAAGGTGTAGGTTGTAATGCAAATCCATTTTGCACTGAAGGAAGGTTAGCTGATTGACATGTATATGCTACGTGAGGTAAATCTTTGATTATAAATCTGAATGCATTAGGACGTAAGTAATTGTATACTACACCTTGGTTAGGTGAATTTACATCACTAATTATGTTTGCTGAATTTACTGTATAAGCCATGTGTATATTTATACAAAAAAAAGGGCTCCAAAAGGAGCCCTTGTGACAGCAAGAAATGAATCTTACATTAAGTTAACAACTTTAGATAACCTGTAGTACTGGTTACGATCTGCTGTAAATGCATCAGCGTCTGGAAGACCAGAAGCACCAACTACATATGGGTTAGCAATCATACCGTAACGAGTCTTGAAGCCAATCTTAGGCTGGAAACTTTGTGGATCAACCGCACGAACCATTTGTAGAGGAACGTATGGGCAGTAGAATATACCAGCATCATATGGTGATGTTCCACGATAACCAGCTAAGTAGAACTGACTAGCAGCACCAAGGTTAGCTGAATATGGGTCAATGTAAACTTTTAGCTTACCATTGATAACACCAGCAAATGTATTACCTGTGTCATCCACATTTAAGTTAGGCTGAAGTGCAGGTGCATAATCAAGTACGCCTGCCATTGCAAGAGCAGAAGCTACGTCTGAAGAGCAAAGTACGAAATTACCTTTTCCTCTACGAGTGTCTTGCCCAATGTGGTTACAATCTCTTTCAATGTTATATAAGAGACCCTTGAATCTTTCAACAGACCAACGACCGTTTGAATCGACGTCTAAGTTAAATGTTCCTGGAACAGCTGTATCTGCAGAACCTGCTTTAGCTACCAAGTAAATCTTACGAACTACTTCACGGTTGATTTCAAACATAATCTCTTGTGAAAGAATATTTGAAAGTTCCGTTTCAGCATCAAGACCATGTACTGCTTTCAAGTCTTGTGCAAGTTCTAAAGTGTACTCAGCTTTTAGAGCTCTTGTTCTAGCTGTTACAGTTGTCTTGTCAATGCTGAATGACATTTGACCAAACGAATTATCGTCTGCATCACCTAAAGCCTCACCGAAGGCTGTAGTCATTGCATTACCCTGAGTATAGGTTCCGTCTACTGGATTTGAACCTGCAAAGTTTGGCTCGCCGTTAATGTCAGTAATATTATTACCTTGCTTATCGTGAGCTGCTGCTGCAAATGAAGTATTAGCTTCATTAAACAATGCTTCTTCGTATCCAACGTCTGGACGACTATTACCGTAGAGAGATCTCATTGCAAAGATAAGACCTGTAGGACCTGTCATTGGTTGTACACCAGCAATGTCATAAGCTATAAGGTTAGGCATTGCTCGTCTTACTAATCCAATCAAAATTGGATCATATCTGTCAATACCAGCAGTAGCTTGTGAGTTATTAGCTGGAGCTGCTTCGGTTAACATATCCTTTTCTTCTTGGAGAGCCTTTTCTTGGTTCTCAAGAAGAACAGCTGTAACCTGCTTCCTGTAGTTTTCCTCAATTTTTGGAAGATCTGGATGTTCCAAAACTGGACTCCATTTCTTCATTGAGCTTTCTGATAAATACATTTCTTACTCCTTTGGTTAGAATGTTACTATTTATTACTTTTGGGTTCTTGAAATACTTGTTAAGTATGCTGCCATTTTTCCTGATACTTCTTGTTCAGGTTCTTGTGTTCCACTTTCTTCTACTAATGTTTGCTCTGCAGACTTAACTTTATCTTTTGGAAAATAGTTTTCTTTAATTACTGTAACTTTTTCTGCAAAGGTTTTTTCGTCTTCAAATTCGACTCCTTCGCATAATTTAACTAACTTTTCTTTTTCTGTATCAGCTAGTCCTTCAGTAATTCCTTCAAATACTGAACCTTTTTTGAGTTCAACTAAATGCTTAGTTAACTCTATATTGTCATTTGTTGTTTCATCAAGTTCAGCTTTCAAACTTTCAACTTTATTAGCTAACTCATCTAATACGTCAAGTTTGTCTTCTGGAACTTCAATATAAGACTCTGTAAATAAACCTCTGAGTCCAGTCATAAACTGTTCAGTGATTTCTGTTCTTAAACCATTTTCAATGGCTATCTGATTTTCTTCCATCCATTGCTCAACAATGTAATTCATAAAACCATCTACCTTCTCAACTAGACCTTCTTTATATTCAGTCAATTGAGATACATTCTGTTCTTCTAATTGAGTAACAACTTTTTCCATTTCATTGTTTACTCTAGCAACTACTGCTGCTTCAAATATGGAAGTTGCTTTTTCTTTAAACTCTTCAGAAAGATCTTCACCAAAGATATTATTAAGCTCTTCAGAGATATCTACTTCTAAAATAGTTTCTTGATCAACTTCTTCTACGTTTTCTTTATCTGTTTCTGTTTGCTCGCTGGCTTGCATTGTCATTGAAGATGCTCCTGATTTACCTGTTACTCCTGGAATTGAAGCTGTCTTAGCATCACCCTTCATTGCTATTGATGATGGGTTCTTAGCATATATTACCTTAGCAGCTGCCTTAGCTCCTGGATTCTTTTCGTCTTCGTCAAATTCATCTACAGTTGGTTTGGGCGAATTACCTAAATTAGGCATTACAGTTGTATCACCTTTATTAGCTGCTTGACCAGCTCTAGATGTATCTTGTTTCATGCTAGCCGAGGTTTTTTGACCTACATTGCCAACACTCATAGCAGAAAGATCTTGAGGCGCTTTAGCCATGTGCTCTGCTTCTGATAACTGCTCTTGATCTTCGGTTTTACCCTCAAGCAGCTCTTGAATTTTTGACTCGACTGACATTCTTTGTCTCCTAATTATGTTTTGTTCTATTCTATTTATAAAAAAATGTTACTTGATTATATTTAATAATTTTTTAAACACCTGGAGCTTAGCTTCTTGCAGTTGCTTCTTAGATGCTTTCTTAATTGTTTTCTGTGCTTCTTCAACGTGTCTTGGTTCCCAAATACCATTATTTAAAAACCAATCTGCATTTTCCATAATACCTCTTACAAATGCATTAGGAGCAGAAGGATCAGAAACTATATCAACAGTTGATAATTTAAAATCATCTTGTACTTCATTTATTCCACCTTTATCTTTAAGTGATCCAACACCTCTTGAGGATACACCTAAACGTACACCTTCAGTAATAAAATTTTCTGCAATCTTACCCATTGGAGTACTTAAAATTTTTGCTTTACCCATTACAGCACCATCTTCATTTACTTTTAAATTAGTAATGAGATGTGAAACTTTATCTAAGTTAA